GATACTAACTCTGAGCCCCGCGTATTCGATCTAGATGACGCGGCTGATGCAATCTTAGGACGGTGGGATGACGGTGAAGACCTATCAGAACCCGAAGACAAAGATGCGACATCCGAAGACATCGATGAGACAGATGTTGACGAGGATGATACTGAAGAAACCGAAGTCGAAGATGAAGACGATGAGGAACTAGAAGACCCTGACGCTGATGAAGCTGAAGATGAGGAAGACGATGAGGAAGAGGAAGACGATGAGCCACAGCTCGTGTCTGACGAAAGCCTTGTGGAAATCTCCGTCAACGGTGAGCAGCAACAGGTATCTGTAAAAGAACTCAAGCGTCTATTCGGACAAGAGGCATCTTTAACCAAAAAGTCTCAAGATTTAGCAACTCAGCGGAAAGCAGCAGAACAACAGTTTGCTCAAGCGCAGTTGTCATACCAAAAACTCTTAGAACGTGCAGAAGAACGGTACAAACCGTACACCGACATCGACATGCTGGTGGCCTCTAGGCAAATGGACCCAGAGACCTTCGCCCAGTTTCGACAAGATGCACGTCAAGCAGAAGATGACCTCAAGTTCCTCAAAGAGGAAAGCGGTAGTCTTATGTCCGGAATGCAGCAGCAGAACCAAGCCGCAGTACAAGCAGCAGCTCAAGAGTGCATAAAGGTACTCGAAGAGAACCTGCCTGAGTGGGGTGATGAGCTTTATAGTGACATCCGTCAGTATGCTGTGCAATCGGGCTTGCCTCAAGAACAGGTGGATCAATACACCGACCCTAGTGTCATCATGTTGATCAACAAAGCACGTCTTTATGATCAGTCGAAGCAGGCTGCTAAAACCAAGAAAGCAGCAGCTAAAGTGACTAAATCAAAAGGCAGCAAGACAAAGGTCTTGAGTTCTAAGAAGTCCCCACCAACCAAAACTGATGTGAGAACACAGAAGCGCCAAGCTGCGCAACAAAAGCTGCGTTCAAACCCACGTTACGGTGGCGACATAGATGACATTGCCGAAGCCTTAATGGCCCGTTGGGAAGACTAACCACAATCTTGCCTAACAAATTGTAAGGATACAAAAATGGCTACTTATACCACATACGATCAGGTCGGGAAGAAAGAGTCGGTTGCAGACATCATCTCTGACATTACACCTTTCGATACGCCTGCGTTCACCATGTTCAAGAACGAGAAAGTTACAGCTCGTACCTTCTCATGGCTCGAAGACAGTCTTGCCTCAGCGGGTTCAAACGCTGCGGTAGAGGGCGCAGACGCAACTATGGCAACTCTGATTGATGCCGTAGAGCGCACTAACAACACCCAAATCTTGACCAAAGGATTCCAAGTATCTGCAACAGCAGACGCTATCGGCACCTATGGCCGTGCCAAGGAAACAGCTCACCAGCTGGCCAAAGCACTCAAGGAAATCAAGCGTGATACAGAATACGCCATGGTTGGTGTAGACCAAGCTGCTGTTGCTGGTTCTGGTGGTGTTGCACGTCAAATGGCTTCTGTGATCAACCAGATCACTACAGCCGTAGATGCTGGTGCAAATGCTACTGATGCTTTGACTGAAGCAAAGCTGCTTGAAGCTGGTGAAACAGCATACAACAACGGCTCAGACGTTGACACTCTGATGATCAAACCGGGTGACGCACAGATCGTTGCTGGCTTCTCAGCATCTGCTGGTCGTAACCGTGAGATCGCTCAAGGTAAGACATTGGTCAATGCTATCGACCTGTATGTGTCTCCATATGGCGAATACCGTGTTGTTCTCAACCGCCACCTCAAGACAGACACAGCGCTGCTGATTGACCCATCCATGTTCAAGACATGCACATTGCGTCCATTCACACGCACACTCCTAGCGAAGAACGGTGACTCAGATCGCCACCACATCGTAGGCGAGATGTCCGTCAAGCACATGAACTTTGGCGACTCTGTGAAGATCACAGGCTTGTCATAAGCACACTTTAGACTTCGGTCTTTAGTTAAGGCCCACTCTTAGACACATAGGTTTTGCTCTCCTTACTTTGTGTCTTTGGGTGGGCCTTTTTACATTTGTGGACGTGAAGGAGACCAAAGGGGCTCCCAGTGACCACAAAGTTAATCCAATCGAATACTGACTTCATCCACGAAAGTGATGCCTTAGTCAGGAAGCATACACAGAATATCACACAAGCATTCCTAGACGATCTCAAAGACGCTCGTAACGAAAGTACATCGAAGCCTATGGGAGAGTTTCACAAGGTTGCATCTATCCCAACAGTAGTCGCTGAGAAGTGGCTGCGTGAGGGGTTCAATATGTGGGAAGCCACAGGACAAGAGATTATCAAACGCCTTCAGTCTGAGGACTTAGGCATGTTCATGGCAACCGAGAAAAGGGTCTAACAGATGGCTTATAAAACTACAGGCAAGTTCAAGCCCTGCAAGGGATGCACGACACCAATGACATGCAGCAAGTTTGGCTGTCAGAAAGAGGCCAACAGCTAATGGGCCTCTACTCAAACATTCACAAGCGCAGAGAGAGCGGTAAGCCCATGCGCAAAAAGGGTGCCAAAGGCGCACCCACTGATGCTGCTTTTGCCAAAGCTAAACTCACAGCAAAGAAGCCAAAGCCGAAAGCAAAGGCTAAGAAGAGGACTACCTAAATGAACAAAGGTCAAATCAGGAGCCACTTTAAGGCTCTACTAAACCGCAGCGACTGTAGCGATGCTTTGGCCGATACCTTCATCGATCAGGCCCTCACTCGCATCCAACGTGTACTGCGTATTCCCAGCATGGAGAAGCAGCAGTCCTACTCAATTACTTCTGGTGTACCACTCACACAGGTAGTCATACCCTCCAATTTGCTAGAGATCATTGACCTCCAGTATGATGGTGTTTCCCTTCTGCGAGTACCTTTGCATGAGATGGCCGCAGCTCAGAAGACAGGAGCTACGGGCAGTCCTGTGTACTTCAGCCGTGAGCGTGAGGTCATTAAGGTCTCCCCTAATCCATCCTCTGGCATCATCTACCTCAACTACTACGGAGAGTTTGATGAGTTGACTGATGACACCTCCACTAACGTCATCACCAACATTGCATCAGACCTCCTGACTTACACGGCTCTTAGCTATGCCTCTGACTACTTCCTTGATGAGCGTGGCCCACTGTTTGACACCAAGTCAGGCCAGTTCCTAGCAGAACTACAAGACCAAGCGAACTCCGCTGAGACCTCTGGCATGGCCCAAGTCATGCGTCCCACTTCTACCTACACAGATTGAGGTAACTAATGGCATCATCATCATCTTTCTACAGTGGCACTGGCGTTACCCCCGAAAACACAGATGTTACGCCAGTAGCCCCTAGCAACATAACTGCGGTTGAAGACAGCAAGAACGCAGCGGCCCTATCTGAAGCTGCTGCTGCTGCCTCTGCTGCTGCCGCTGCAACCTCAGCTGCTTCTGTATCAGGCTTTGCATCAACAGCCACCACCAAGGCTTCTGAGAGCGTAGCTAGTGCCGCAGCAAGCTCCACCTCTGCTGCTGCCTCACAGGCATCCAGAGTTGCATCTGAGGCCGCTAAGGTTGCCGCAGAAACAGCCAAGACCGCAGCAGAAACAGCCAAGACCGCAGCAGAGACTGCCCGTGACGCAGCCAGTGTATCTGAGGTGGCTTCTGGTGCCGCAGAGGTTGCTGCGGAAACAGCAGAGGCCAATGCTGCCGCCAGCGCAGCCGCTGCTTTATCCTCCAAGAATGCTGCGGCCACTAGCGCCACCACAGCCTCCACCAAAGCAACTGAGAGCGCCACTAGCGCTACCGCAGCGGAAGCATCTAACGTGGCCGCTGGTGTGGCTAAGGTTGATGCGGAGACCGCAGAGACTGCTAGTCAAACTGCACAAGCTGCTTCTGAAGCTGCTAGGGACGCTGCCGCTATTAGCAAGACAGCAGCAGAGACCGCTGAGACTGGAGCCTCTTCTAGTGCTACCACAGCCACTACGCAGGCTTCTACGGCAACCGCTCAGGCTGCCATAGCAACAACAAAAGCATCTGAGGCTGCTACCAGTGCGTCTGGTGCCAACACCTCCGCAGTTAATGCAG